GAATAAATATTGTTGCGCGCAATCGAGAAATTATAACTGGACGAAGCCAATATGCCGTAAACCAGAAAATTCCTGATTACATTGTTTCCAATCCAGAGATTTTGAACCCGTGTCGCCGCAATGCAGGTGTATGCGTCGTAAACTTCCAAATCATGGATGCGGACGTTGTTCGACGCGCCAAGGGTGGTGGATGTTATGTTGATTAGGCCATCACTGGCGCTGGACGTGAACACCGTTGCAGAGCCAACGCCCTGCGCCCTGAACCCGCGAAGCGTGACGTTTGAAATGTCGATGCCGATAAACAAACGCTTGCCACTGGTGACTTGCTTGATTAGCGGACGACCTTGGCCAACAATTTCAATATTTGAAGGCAGGGTTAGTTCGTCATCGACTTCGTAGGCGGTCGCCTTGGGTGGAATAATCAACGTCCCGCCCGCCGATAAAGCTGTGAGCGCGGCGGCAAATGCAGCGGTATAGTTGCCGGAAGAATAGTAGTCCGTCACATGGACAATTTTCCGTAGCTTTGCCTGTGTAGTTGTGGCTATGGCACCAGTCCCAGCGGCGATATGGCCTACCTCGGCAGAGCCGCCGGTTGCTGCAAGCGTTGCTATTGATACAAATGGCGCAGTATAGGGATCTGTATCGTCATTCGTGCCGTCCGGGTAAACGATCTTGCGCCGATATGTCACTGTGCTGTCAAGATAAATATCAGGAACAGCCGCACCCGCCGCCACAACAACGGGATTGGTCATCGTCGTGGACAGGGCCGCATTGGAATAAATCGTTGCAGGCGTGGTGGTGCCGGTCGAGTAAAAATAGATACTCGCGCCGTCAGCAATGCCGTTGCTATCGATTAACCGGCGCTGGTCGAGCGCGTGTAGTTGTGCGGCCATCTGGAAACTCCATAAAAAAAGGGGCGCAAAAGCCCCTGGACTGTGTTATGTTTTGGTTGTGCGACTATTGAGCCGTCTTTTAGACTACTGGTTAGGGCCGAGAATCTTCGGTCGAGATGACGGATCCACGTCCGGCGGCATTCCCTTGCCTCCCGGCATTCCTGATCTGCTTACGCTTGAGGAGACGTTGCTTAGCGGCAAGCCTCCGCGCAGACTTGATGATGAGGTCGAGTTCGGCAGGATCAGTCTCCGACAGCAGCGCCGCAATGCTCTCTCTCGCATCGTCCCCGGCCTTGCCTGCTCCCAAGGTGCCAGCTTCTCGGACTTTGCCGATAGCATTGCGGACCGCACCAACGACGCCCGAGCGATTGGCACTGTCCGCGATGTCGATGGCACTACTTAGAATCCTGTCTTCGCTAGTTCCAGAGTCAAAATTCATACGAAGAGCTGTTGGAGATCCTGTGTTCACAGCCTTATAGGTCAATCCTATCTCTCTTTCATCCCGCAGGGTTTTAATGAATCTGTCAAGCCCAGATTTGCCGCCAAAAACCCGTGTCAATGTCTTGCGTGATTTTTCAGTCCCGATGAGAGCGTTAACCTTGTCGGCATAATCACCCTTGCCTTCCAGCAAGTCCACAATGCCCTTACGGACCCCATTTCGATACATTTCCTTTTCTGACGGCGAAAGGTTCTTCATTTCCGCCATAATATCATCGGGTGATTTCCGCAGCCCCTTCGCGCCCTTTTCAAGAGCGGATTTCATCTTTGCTGGGCCTGCATATGCGCCTCGTGCCGCAGCATAGTCGGGGTTTGCCTTGTCAATACGCGCCACAAACGCACGGAGCGTGTTGTTTGCAGCACGGCCCTGCCCGTCCAGAACCAGCCTCCCCGTCGTGCTATCGCGGTATTTTTCGATTACATCATCGGCCCCGCGCTTGATGTAATCCAGCGCCTTGAAAGACGGCACTTTTGTGAGAATGACTTCCCCTTGGCCGTCCAAATCAAAGCCGAGGGATTTAGGGTCAACCCCCTCTTCCTTCATAGTTTTCTCGGCGTTTTTGAGCGCTTTTTGCATGGATGGGCGCTCAAGTAATCCTTGGATTTTTGGGTAAAGCGCGCCCGCGCCAGAATTGTTTTCAAACTTCTCATATATCGGACGCGAATTCTTGCGCGCCTTATCGATTAATGCTTCGCCCAGTTCCCGGATATTGGCTGTCGGCCCCAAGTCTCTACGAACTGCGGACGATATGCGTTCAAGCTGCTCCTCTTGCCGCTTTGAGGTTGTCTCAACCCCTATACGGCGAGCTGCGCCTGGTTGGCGGGAAACAGACGCAAGTAATTGACGGGAATTTTCGCCTGTATCTGCAATCGCCATCGGAGATTTTCTAGATTGTGCTGCGGAAATTGCTTTTGATGCAGATAGCGGTGTATTGCCATCAGCCGTTAGGGCGTTGCGAACCTGATTGACCGCTACATTTTTATCTCTTCCAGTGATTCGGGAAAAGGCGTTTGCGGTTGGCCGGGCCGCCCCCACAAGTCCGGGAATCGCAGCGCCCAAAGCGGCCCCGCCTACTCCGCCGATAGTAGCGCCCTTTACTGTTCCATCGACCCCCTCGCCATAACCAGCGCCCGCAAGAGCGCCGCCGATAGCGCCCGCCTTCATACCCTGTCGAATAGCGCCCCCCGCCTTGGCAATGCCAACACCAGGGATCAGTAAACCGCCGCCAATTTCTGCTACGTCACCGGATAATCCGGTGCGCTGGCCTGCGCGTTCATTGATTATGCGCTTAGTGTCTCTTGCGTTTTCGTAACCCTGAACGACGCCTTCGCCGTTGAATAAACCAGCCACCCCGCCGACAATCCCGGAAATTTCGTCATTAAAACCGAGTGTCGCGCCACTTGCGATTCTAGTTCCCATTCCAGCTTCGCCGGTCAGGGCCTCTTGCTGGTCCGCCCTTTCATTAAGCATTGCCTGCCGCTGCCGCTCAGCACCTCTATTCAACTGGTCGGCGGGAATAGGGTTGCCTTCCGCGTCAAAGTTCGGGCCGGTGTCGATTGGCACAAATTTGCCGTCTTGGTCATAGAATCCGGTGATTACGCCGTTTTGCTCGACGCGTTGGCCGGGGGGGCCTGTTTCTGGCGTGCCGGGGATATCAGCGGTCAATCCCTTCGGTTCGCCGCCAACCTTCTTCAGCATGTTGTTGTAAAAATCGCGGGCGTCCTGTAGATTTGCCAAGAATGTTTCTTGTGATTGGTTCGGGTTAAGATTGGCAACCTTGGCCTTGAGAAGGTCTAATTCCTTCTCTGTTATCTGCCCAAGCGCGCCACCTGTAGGAGATGCATCCCGCATTGCCTGTAGGGACGTAAACGCGGAATTGGCGTCAACCGTCTTGACGTTCTCCGCAAGGTCAAACGCCGCCGTTCCTTCGGGTCCGAATTTGCGCGCCAAAGAACCGCTTGCGCCGGTCTCGAACCAACCGTCATTATCCTTTGCGTCAAGTTCAAGTTCGTCGATTTTAGACAAGACCGACTGCAATTCTGTGATTGCGGCTTGACGGACAGGCTCCGTCTTTATGCCCGCCGCAGCTTCCGCCTTGGCGATTGCCGCAGCAGCATCAGCCTCAGCTTTAGTAGCCGTGGCAGCGGCTGTCCGGGTTTTATAAGGAACAATGCCCAAGTCGGCCTCTTTTTGGGCATTGGTCAGCACAGTGCCCCGCGCATCCTCTGGGCGCTGCGGTGCCAATGGCTTTGGCGGGGTCCGGTAGATCGTCGGGGACGCCTGCTGTGGCGCGCCGCCAGCGGGCTTCCATCCGGTTCCGTCCCACTGGACTTTTTCGCCGGTCTGCGGATTGGTTGCTGTTTGCATTAGCGGCCCTTCGGTTCTAGGTGGACGTGATCGCCCTCGTTAATTACGTCTAAATCAGGATTTTGACGGCGAAGCAGCGCGGCGTATTGCGACATCGACATTCCCGGTGGCGGAACACTGTCCCTTGCCAGCGGACGACCATCCGGCCCCTTGCGGGTGTGGAAACTGTTAGCCACCCCGCCGACCGCCCGGTTGCGCTCCGGCGTTCTATAGCCGCTCGTTATGCGCTCGCCCGCAACGCCCTGCGGCGCAAACTTGTTATTGCGGAAAGTTACCCGGCGCGGACGCCGGACCTCCTTCGTCAATCACAAAGCCGGGAGGGGGAGGGGGTAGCGCACCGCCCGTTCTGCCCATGGCTTGCAAGACGTTTTCGCCTGCCTGATTACCAGCATATGCCTGCGCGTCGGCGGGAACAAAATTAATGTCCGGGCGCTGGAATTTCTGCAACCGCTCCTGAATCCCGGCACGGTTGACAATCGTGTTCATCATGGCGTCGGAATATTGCCCGACATACTGGTCTGCGCCAAGGTTCCGGGCCTGTTCATCCCAAATGGCGGCGCGCTGTTCAGGCGGAGCCTGTATGATCTGAAAGGCCGCATTTGCAAGCGCATCGTCCTGCGCGTCAACCTGATCGCGCTGCTGCTTGGACATGGCGTTGTATGCCGCGTTGTCCTGAGCGGCTAGTTCGGTTTGTGCCTGCTGGTCGCCAGCCAGTGCCTTACGCCGTAATTCAACGAACTGCTGCTGCCTTTGAGCTTCTGACTGGCGCTCCCTTTCCTGCATGGCAAAGCGCGGTTGGTATTTCGCAACAGTGGCAAAATTCTTTTCGTTCGGGTCCACGGCATAAGCCGCAAGGGCGTTTTCACCCTGCTGGCGGCGCGCAGCCTGTCCAAGCTGGATGCCCGTTCCGAAAGCCGTGTCAAAGGCGTTAGGCCCCTGTGACAAGCCCCAATTAATTTGCGTCACCAGCAGCCTCCCTTCGTTCAATCTCGGCCTTCACTTCGCGGCATCGTTCTTCATATCCGGGCCGCCCGTTGCACTTGCGGTAGATCTCGCGCAGTTGTTCCAGCGTTTTCATCCAAAGCTACTCCCAAGCAGCCCGCCGCCCACCGTGCCGAATATGCTTGCAAACGGGTTGTTCTGGCCCTTGACCAGCGCCGCATTGGCAGCAGCCGATCCCGCGCTGTTGTTGTTTGCACTGACATTGTTTACGTAGTTCTGACCAACGCCAGCAAGTGCGCTCGCACCGCCAAGGCCAACTCCCTGCTGGTTGGACAGATACCCCATGTAATTGCCGAACTCGTTCGACGCTACATTCTGGTTATAGTCCGCAAAACCCTTGGCAGCCGCGCCAGAACGCAAGACGCCGCGCCCGGCATAGCCGCTGTTAAGCGCGTCCTGTCCTTCGTTCAGGCGGAACTGGTAGCCGGTGGAATTGCGGAACGTGCCAAAGGCGTTTTCCTGTGCCTGTTGGGCGGTCTGTGCGGGCTGCCCCGCCTGTGGCTGGTTCTGCGCGAATATCGGATTGCCGCCGATGGACCCGAGGGGCTGATTGCTAACGCCCATGCCGCCAAAGCCAGCAAACGGGTTTCCTGAATAGCCGCCGTTGTCTGTGCGGGGTTCGCGCCAATCCCATCCGCCAGCCCCGTATGGGTTGCCGGATTGTGTGCCGCCCCCCATAGGATTAAAGGCGTTGCCGTTATTTGCAGGAATCTGCATCGGCTCAGGTCCGCCACCGAGACCAAGCATCGCGTTAATAGCATCGCCCGCCTTGTTGCCGCGCTGGACATAGGGATTCAGATAGCCCTCGTTTTTGCCGTAAATCTCCCGAGCAAGCGCGTTGTTCTCCCGCGCCACCTGTGCGGACGTATCGGCAGCCTTGCCGGCAGCCTTGCTTTGCGACCTTGCACCCAAGGCTGAACCAATGCCCGCAACACCCAGGCCGATTGCTGCTGCCGTTCCTATCGCCATCCTAAAATTCCTTCACAAATCCGCGCTCCATCGGAACGAAACCCCGTTTTTCATAAAATGCCGCCATGCGGTCAGGGTTGACCGTCTCGAGCGTAATCATCACAAAGCTGTTGCATCGGCCCTCAAGGCGTTTTTCAGCCTCTCTCAGCATCGCCATCCCTTCGCGGCCCTCCGACCACCAGAACAATTCTTGCGCCACCAGATGGGCGTTGTTGAACGGATGCGGGTATATTATCGCCCCGAACATCCCCGCCTCACAGCAAAGGACCAGTCCGTTTTGATTTTCAATCATTCCGGTCAGCAGGTTTTCAACGCTTGCGGCGTCAAAGCCAACGTGCGGCGCTCCTTTTTCGGCAAAGCGTCTGCCCATTTCCACAAGGGCGGGAATGTCTGACAAGCCCGCCTCGCGGATCATGGTATGTCATATCCGGGAGGATAGGACGGATTGCCCGGAGATGGCGGCGAGGATGCAGCCGGGATTATCCCGTAACCCACAAGATGAACCCCGTTCGCCTGGCTCAAGACGCCGGAAATAGACCCCTGCCAAACGACCGCGCCGCCAAGATGCTCGCTGTCACTGTAATAGGGCCGGACAATATCGCCCGCTGCGTAACCGCTCAGGGTTGTGCCATCGACCGAAACTTCCCGGCCATCGCCATAGATCCTTGTGTGGCTGGCTATATCGACGGTGCCGTCCTGATTGGCGGTCAGGACAGAGGATGGGTCGGTATAGCTTGTTATCAATGCGGCTTCGTAATTCGCAACAGCCGCCGCTATGGTGGCCTCTTCAGCCTTGGCCTGCGCCACCGCGACATCTTCAAGCGCCCGCTGTAAAACCGTTATCGTGGCGGCAATGCCATTGATTGACTTTTCCGTTTCCTCGGCATTGCCTTGATAGAACCGCTGCATGTTCGCAGACATGCCCTCGGGGCCGCCCTGATTCATGCCCGGCGACATTTCAAACCGGGTTATCCGGTCCAGCCTTGTATTGCCCAGCTCATAGCCGCCCCAGTTATTGGCTATCAGGGGGACGGGAGCGACAACGCCCGCGTTGGCCTGAACCTGGATTTGCAAGGGCAGCACAATCGCCGCCGATGCAACACCCACATCTGCCGGAACAAAGCTTACATCAGTCAACTTTAATTCTCAGGTTTCCCGCCGAATTGGTCAGCATGGTTACGTTCTCGGTGTCAGGAACCGTTAATTCGCTGCCGAGATCGATAGACATTACCAGTTTGTCGCCGGTTGACGTGTCGTTATAGATTACAAGATACCGGAACGGCCCTATTGAACCGCCCGCCGCCGTGATTGTGGTGGTTGCAAATACAATCTGGCAAATCGAACTGGCGAGCGCCACAGACGATATAGTGACCGTCGCACCGCCTGCGGTGTAACCATTACCAGCAGCTAATTCGGTTATATCAGCAAATTCATCATCCGTTGCAGTGACCGGCGCGGTGTTGGTTAGTGCCATCTTGAACGTATCGCTGGAAAAGTCGTGCGTCCCCTTGGCTAGTTCAAGATAGAAATTTGCAAAGGTTGATACTGTCGCCATTATGGACGCCCTCCTGATGGTTCATTGGCCGACACGTTGCTAACCCGCCACGGCACCGGGTCCGTAACCCTGAACTCGAAAAGAGCGCCCGGCTCCCTGAACATGCCCAATGCGCGCCATTCGACCCGCTTTTTGTAATTGCCCTGCTCGCCCAGATTGCGCGAACTCCATTCCGACCAGATCTGGCCAGCATCACGGCTCCGGCGCATTTCCACAATCGGGTCCAGATAATCACCCGTCAGATAGGGCGTCTGGCCGACATTCGAGCGCAGCCGCAGATTATTTATCTCGACCCCGCCGCCATTCAGAGGAAAGCCTGCACGGAAGCGCCGCTCCATCACGCCGCCCTTGTCCGTATGGCCCGATGAAAACGACAATATACCGCCGCCCTCACTGGACCCGAAAAGCCCCTCATCCTCGCACTTGGGCAGCCAATTTGTCTTGCCGTAGGATTGAAATTCCGACCATTGGCCGGTCCTGATATTCGTTGCCCATGTCCCTGTATCCAGGCGGACGCACAGGAACTTGTTGCCCTGATATTCAAACTGCCACAGACTTGCTGTCGAGCTGGCCTCGATCCGCTCCTCAATCCCCTGGTCACTAACCGCTTTCGGAATCCCCGCCTCTCCAAGCCGGTAAACGATATTGTCATCACCAATCCAGAAAACGGTGTTATCAATATTCTGCGCGCATCCGGTTGAATGAACACCCCGGTCAACAACCCGGCCCGTGATTGGAACGAACGGGAGAACGCTGTCGCCCGTGATCTGCCAAAACTCCAGCGTCTTCGCGCCAAGGAAAACCAGCATGTCATTCAATACGACCATGTCTAGAATCTGGTCAGGCTCCTTTTCAGCCGTCGCGAAGTCCAGCGCATCAAAGTCCGAACCATCCAGAACTGCGGAAAAGTAAAACCGCTGCGAATTTTCAGCCACAGCGAGAAAATAGCCGGACAGATAAGCCGTCTTTATCACATTCAGATTATCGGGGAACGTAACCTCGGCAAGCCCCGCCGTCACATAGCGCCAAAGACCCGCACCACGCGCAACAACCAACTGGTCGTCCGCTTCTTCATCGTCCCCGGTATAGGCAAAGCTGACCGGACCAGTGCCGTCGATCGAACCGAGGCTTGTTCCGGCCTTGTAAAGCGTTGTCGCACTAACCGCGAACACTGCCTCAGCAAACAGCCCTGAACGCTTCAGGATGCCGTCTATACTGCCCGCTCCCCATGTATAGGTCGTCTCAAGGCCCCTGCGAGACTGTAGAATAATTCCGTCAGACCGGGTTTCCTCAACCCACATGTTGACCAGCGGCAATTCCGGCAGATCGCCTTCTGTCCGCTCATAGGCGGACTTGCCATATAGCAGGTCCATTAATAATACTCAGCCGTTCGCGGGCGGCTTGTCGTTCCGTGCTTCAGCGAAATGACAGAAAGGAAATTGCCCGCCGCTTTCTGGATATGCGGTGCATCCTTGAAAGGTCCGTGAATTTCCAGAGCCAGAACAGCCGCCAGATTGCCGCGCCGTGCCAGCGGGCAGGTGTCGCCCAATGCCAGCGCGTTGATGTCAACCCAGCCGTTCGTGTCGTATAGCCAGACCTTGCGGGTTGCGCCGACAACCTCAATCAGGCTCAAATCATAAGGCGGGCGCGTTGTCCCGACCTTGTCATCATCACCGAACGCATCGGGAATAGTGATAGTCGGGCTTCCGCTCGTTATCACCCGGTCCTGTTCCTGCGCCGTGTAATCAATGGTCTTGTAAACGTCTTTCATCCGCCCGAACATTCCGGACGAAACCCAGTTGTCAAAAAGCGACTGGAGGACGGTCAGACCAAATGTAATTTCAGAATCCTCGGGAGCATCCCCCAAGGCCGCAATACGGCTCTGTTGCAGAGCCTGGGTAATAACGTCCCTGCAAGTTGCCATAAGCCGCCCCTGTAATTAAAAAAGGGGGACCGAAGCCCCCCCGTTATTTAGATGGTGTCGTTTACGTCAAAGACATAATACAGTACGGCGGTCAGCTTGCCGCCACCAAGCGTTCCGGCAGCGGTGTTAACCTCAAACTGGATCGTGGTGGTGTCGGTAAACTTCTGCGGGCCGGTGGTGAACAATACGCCTCCAAGAGCGTAGTAAAGGCCAACCTCTGGCCGACTATCCAGAACAGCGTCGCCGGACAGAAGCCCGAGATTGCCGAAGCCGTCAGGGTCAGCCGCTTCCGTGCCGTTGGAAGCCCAGCCAATATCGATGTCAAGCGCTTCGACGCCGGTATCAAGGTCTTTGCCCTGAATATAACCGCCGACAACAGTAGCCCCTGCCGGGATCTTGCAGACTTGGAAAATGTCACCATCTTCATCGTCGCCAGTGGCAAAGGTGTGGGAGCCGATAGCAGCGCGCAAAACGCCGCTGAAACCGGCAGGACCGGGAACGGGGAAGGCAGTTGCCGCCCGTGCGCCCGTGGTAGTAGATGCAACCATTTCATAATTCCTTCAATTGTGGCCGGAGCCGAAGCCCCGGCCTGTTATGATTAGCTATCAGCAGCTGCTGCACAGAACAGCGTGACCATGCCGTGCTGCTTGCCATTGAATGCCATTTTCTTGACGCCGATCAGTTCCTCTATCGCAACGCCGGGACGGAATTTGTAATCCTTGTCCATGTCGGTCTGCGGTGTTGGCTCCTGACCCCATGCGACGGCTGCGGCCTGCTGGCCACAAACGAAGATCGGGCGGGTGTCTGCGCTGAATGCCCCTGCTGCGTCGAAAACGCCGGATGCAGTTGCGATGTCGTCGATCTCCGGCACTTCGCGGTGCATGAAGCCATCATAAATCAGGTCACCATCCTGGAAGAGCGGGTTATTCTCGACATCACGGGGCCGCGCTTCACGGTTGGCCTGAGTAATTGTCGAATCCTCCTTCAGGTCGCGGAATGTCCGGCTGCCGTGGAAGGCAACAAAATATTCCTGTCCGACTTTCGACTTGTAGGGACGAATATGCGGGTCAGCCTGCTTGGCCATCCGCTTGGCAAGCGAAAGCGTTGACGCCGTCGCCTTGTCGTCCGTGGTGTCCAGGGTAGCGAGCGCCGTTGCAAAGGTCGCGTTGTAGTTGGACTTCAACGCACCGAAAAGCAAACGGTCCTCATTGCCTGCCGCATAGGAGTTACGGTTGGCTGCCGTGCTATCAACCATGTTCACAGTCGTCGAGCCGGACGTTGCCGCCGACATCAGTGCCTGAATGATATCATCGCGCAGCTTTTCCGATTCCCACTGGCGAAGCAGATCGCGGCCTGCATTAAGCAGATCGATTTCCGTCTTGTAGCTGGTGGATTTCGGAACCCGAACGCCGTTACGACGCCAATCGACGGAGACGGGGCAGTTGTAGTTGCCAACATCTTCTTCGTTGCCGTCCAGAACGTCCGAACCAGTGACGCCATTGCCCGTCAGGCGGGTGATAAGCGGCATGTTGATGGTTTTACCAGCCTCGGACTGCAATTCATACTTGGTGCAGATAATCGAACTGGTGGAACGGCCCATATAGCCCTTGAAACCGGACTCACGGACATATTCCTTGAGATATTGCGAGATCCACTTCTGCTTTTCAGATGCGGATGCAAGTGTTACTTCTGACATTTCATTTACCCTTCAAAGGTAGAATCAAACGCCGCCCCCGGCCCTGTCGGAACATGTGCAACGCCACCGGCGCTAGGCAATGAACTGATGGTTTTGGGAGTCGGCGGCTGTTCTTTTGTTGGTTGCTGCACGGCGGCTTGTGCCTCTTGCCATGCACGGAACTTCTCCAGTTCGTCGGGCTTCACCGTCGAATAGATTTGTTCCTTATTGAACTCGGTTACGGCAAACCCGACAGGGTCAGCCGACCGTCTTACTTGTTCGTTGAAAATAGGGTCTGCGTCAGCTCGGCTTCTGCCCCATTCGAGCGCCTTGTTGGTCAATTCGTCGCCATGTTGCTGGCGAGCAAATCGCTCGGAAAGGGTCAAGGTCTGCTGATAAAGACGGCCCTCCATCTGGTTTTGCAGATATTCTGTGTAGCCCTCGGGATTGTCGAACATGTCAGGAACTTCCTGAGCAGCAGGCTCCGGCTGCATGGATGCCAATCTAGCCTCCAGCGCCTTGCGCTTGTCGCGTTCGTCCAGCACCGCAGCAAAGGGAACAAATCCCGGCTCCGGCCTGACTGCCGATTTTATGTTTTGCGGCTCCGGTTCTAGTGCCGCATCTACTTCTTCCGCAACTGGTTCAGGCGCTTCCACAACTCCTTCTTCAATTACGTCAGGCTCTTCCAAAATATCCAGTTTATCCATGATGGTTCCTTTTTACGTCTCACAGGACGAAGCGCCCGATCCCCGGCGGCGGGGTCAGCAAATGCAACTGCCAACTGTTGAATCGCCCGTTAAGCCCGGCGGCGGCTATCCCTTAAACTGCTTGTGAGTTCATCCCGGCCTCGAAAGCCTTGATGATTGACCCGGCCTTTGAAGCCTCGGCATCAGCGTTGTTCTTCGCTGCCTTGCTTTTGGTTTCTTCAATTTCTGCCATTTGCCCAGCCATTGCCATTTCCTTGGCTTGAGCGGCTTCCTGAGCGGCCTGCTGGCCTTCCTCGCTATCACCAGACATCTTCTCGATGATCTCGCGCTTCTTGGGCAGGCTGGAGGCTTCGATAAGTATCTGCGGCGGTATCTGGACGCCGGAACGGGCCAGATCGACAAGCGCCTGAAATTGTTCCTGTGCGATATTCGCGGTGTCCGGAACCGTATCCAGCGTTATGTCAACATCAAGCTCGGCCAACTGGTTTTCATATCCCAATACGGTTGGCATGATTGTCGGCATGCCCGTCGCGGGGTCCATGATGACTTGGGCGGGTCCATTAATTGGCTGATTGATGCCCACAAACTCGGCCGCGCCATCATCATCGGTTATCCGAATAAACTGAGGCTCATCCCAGAACTGCCGCGCCCGGCTCCACATTGCACGGTAAACGCGCAGTTCCCATTGCTCCAGACCGCCGAAAATAACCGTTAATTCGGTCAATCCTGCCTGCTGGCGCACCAATTGAGCGCGCCCACTGGAGGATTCCCCAGAACGCCCCAGAACAGCCGGATTAGGCCCGTAACGCTCGATCTCGTCTTTTGCCTCCTGCAACAGGCTGAATTGCCCGCCGGTCAGGTCGTTCAATGCTACCGGCTGCCAGCCAACGGGCAGAACGCCATCGGGGCGGCTTGCCTCCTTCCGCACTTCGTCGGCGTCGGTGTTCATTGCAAGTTCGTTGCTGGCCTGCACCTGCCTGTTGTTCAGAAGGTTCAGCAGTTTCGAGCGCCGCTTGTTAATTTCATCCTGCGGACCGCGCATATCGCGCACAATCCCGTAACGATTGTTTTCCCGGTCCACGAAACATGCCTGCGCCTCGATCCCACAAGCTGGATTCCCGTCGCCATCGACATAAGGGCTGGGGCCTTCCTCCAGGATGCCGCCCGCATAAAACAGGCACCTGCGCCATTCCGCACCGTGCCGGTGATACATCATCACGGCCAGAACGCGGCGCTGCCTGCGGTCAACCCAATTCGATTGCGCGTCCTTTGGCCGGTCTTCAAACGTGTCGGACAAAGCTTCTTCAAAGACGCCAGCAATCTTGTCCGGCTCAATCTCGAACTGTGCCGCCAGATCGTCGGCATATACCCACCGCGCAACACCCATGAACCGTGCATCGGTGAAATCTTCCCGGCGCGAACGCTGGTCGAAAAAGAACTCTTCCCAGCTAATTGCCTCGGCGGTTATCCGCTTGCTTGCATCAACGCCAATCTCGATAGCCGTCCAGCCAGAAATCAAATAATCCTGACCGCCACGAATGCGTTTGTCATCCCATTGCTGTTCGTCCGCGATGTAACGCAACACCTTGCTGGCGACCTCGGCGGAATCTTCGTCCTGCGGATTGCGGGGATAGGCACGGGGATCTGTCCGGCCCTGCTTGATGACGCCAAGCGTTCCCAGAACAGCTGGCCGGATGCGGTTGAATACATGGTCAGGCTGCTTACGTTCGCGCAATATGCGCCGTTCCTCGGCTGTCCATTGGTAGCCGTGGAAATAATCGTCGTCGATCTCCGACTCTTTGCGCATCTGCTGGCCAAGATCACGCGATTCCGCGAACATCTTCTTGTATCTCTCAAGAGAGCTTACAGTGTCTTCCAAGTATCACCCCCTTGCTTTCGTTTGCGAGACCATAGGTCCGGTGGATTGTTCTGAACTACCGGATGCCGGACAATTGCCGGGTGTGCCTGATCTATCGCCATGCCGAGCAGGCTGGCCGTATCAACTTCGTCATCATGCTTGCCTGCCGGAAACACCAGAAACTCACTGATGTCTGCGCCAGCCTCAAAGAATACCTGACCCATTGCCAGACGGGATTGGAACGAACGCGCCCTTGTCGGCTTGTCCGCGACACTGGCAATCCATTCGATCCGGCAGAAGCAACGCCGTTCCCGCATCCTGCGCTTGAGCATTGGCTCAATAGCCTTGCGGATAACACCCGCTTCACCGAACCACGCCAGCGGCTTATACTTGGCAATCAGGTTTAGCTTTTCTTCAATCCAGACATCTGCCGTTGTTTGTCCGCGCCATTGGTCAACGCGGTATAGCGCGCCCGATGAATCAATACCCCAAACCGTGTGAACCGTGTAATCGCCGCCGCCGTCCGTGACCGCATAATCGCTTGTCCCGTAATATCTGAGGTCGGGCAGTGTTTCCCAATTCTTGAACCAGTCGCGCTGAAAATATGTTCCTTCATCTGGTTGCGGTTGCTGCTGATACAGCGCAGACCATTCACGCGGCCCAATCGTTGCCTTAATCCGCTCCAGAACGGGCAGGGGATACCATTCAGGCCACAATGCCTCGTTCTGCTTGTTAATCGCCGGAAGGTCCAATATCTCCCACTGGTCGCCTTCTGCCTCCAGCAATCGACCGGCCAAATCGTCCTCGTGCCAGCGGGTCTGGATAAGAACCACGGCACCGTTCGGCATAAGCCGCGTGAAAAGTGTCGAGCGATACCAATCCCAGACCAAATCCCTGCGCCGTTGGCTGTCCGCTTCCTCCCGGTCCTTCAGCGGGTCATCAATCAAGGCGATGTCAGCGCCGCGCCCTGTTATCGCCGTGCCAACACCCGCAGCAACATAAGCGCCGCCCTTATTGGTGTTCATCCGGTTTGCCGCCTGGCTGTCAGGTGCAAGCGACACCCCGTTGAACACTTCCGTAAATTCAGGGCTGCCGACAATGTTGCGGACGTTCCGGCCAAAGTCGTTTGCCAGATCGCTGTTATAGCTTGCCGCGATTATCTGTCTTGTCGGGTTGCGGCCCAGGCACCACGCCGGAAACCGCTTTGACGCCAACTCGCTTTTGCCGTGCCTTGGCGGCATGAATATCATCAGCCGGTCAATTTCACCGCGTTCAACCGCTTCCAATTTGTCGGCTATCAATTCGTGATGCCGCGCTATCTGGTAAATGTGATTGGTATGCTTAGTGAACTTTAGAATGCTGTCCTTCGCCTGCCGGGCCTTCAAGGCGCTCTGCAACGCTTCCATTTCCGCCAGCAAGGAGGGGAGCGAAGGAGGCGCTAAGGTCTCTGATTCGCTCGATAAGTTCATCATCCGACATCTCGCTGTAAGCGTCCGTTACATTCAGGTTCATTTCCTTTGGCAGAAGGCTGGCAATGACTTTTAGATATTGGTCAGGCTTCTCGCTGCGGACGGTCTGGATTGCTACGACACCGTGGCTGGTAAAATCATCATGCAGTGCCTCAATAAATGCCTCGCCAAGTTTGTTGCGAGCACCTTTCGGTCTGCCTGGCGACTTGGGAGGCACAATGAACTTGCCCCCGTCATCACGCTTAACGGCGCTTTCAATAGCGGCATCACTCATGGTTGCTTCTCTAACGTAAATGTAAAATCCCCACCGTATGCCTGCGGATCGATAAACTCTTGGATTGCGTCAGCCTTGCCAAGCATCTCGGTTATGTCTGCGTTCTTCAATGTGCTGGCCGCCTGGACTGCTATCGCCCGTATTGTTGTGTCGTCCAGCTCGGGTATCACCATTCTTCGTCGCGGCCAAAGCCAATCGGGTTCGGCTCACGCCATATCTCGTCGCCATCTGCGTCAAGCAGGCCAGTGTTGATCGGCTCGTGGTCGCAAACAGTCAGATCGTGCCGAAATATATCATAGTCCCAAGCATCTTCGTCCTCACACCATGCTTTCGGCTTTTTCGTATAGCGGGCCATATCAATCCCCCATCACCACGGCAACGGCGGAACCATATCCCGCAGCATTAGCCAAAAGGTTACGCCGCCTGCTATTACGCCCAATGCTATAATGCCGAAAGCGATGCCTATGGTTAGCAGCATGGTCTTTCCCCCGCAAGGCTCTCCACAGCACCGCGGCGCCAATCACCTTGCCTAGCTTAGCTTTGATGGCTCATAATGTTTTGTGTTGGATGCGGGCTGTGGAGAATCAAGCGGGGCGGATTGTCCGACCCCTGTGTGTTATTGTGTGGGCCAGTCGCTAGGCTGGTCGTTGATGCGCCGAGTCTCCCCGACCATCTTCTGCGAGGCAGATCATTACCCGACAGTCGCTTCTGCGTTTCAGAGTCGCCGCACAAACTCGTTACGTCCTCTAGACGCAATAATTGATTCTTGCCCTCGCATTGCATATCAGACGGTGTTTGTCAACCCTGTATTTTACCATCCTGTAACATTTCCATGAGCAGGCTAATCGGTCCGCTTATCTCCCGCGATGCGGCCTCATAGCGCCTTATTGAGCGGCTATCGGACAGCCGCAGCAGCTTCGCCAGACCGTCTTGTGTCAGGCTGGCGTTCGTGCGGATTGCTTTGAATTGGCCGGGGGTCATGCTGCGCGTCTCTCTATATGCAAAAAGTCGCCCCACTGGTCTGCCATCGCGTCGGCAATACCCCGATATGTAGTGCTACGAAGTTTCCAGCGATCCGCAGTCGGCGGTAAGCGATGCACCCTAGCCTCTCTGCCTTCGACAATATCGGTCGCCTTTAGTTTGGGTAGGTTGTCCAACCACAAACAAGTCGCCTTGGTTTCACCGTGGCCAAACTGCCAAGGCTGGATTATCTGGTCAGGTTTGCGTATCTGGCTGCTGATAATCGAAATGGGTTTTTCTAGCGCGATATACTCAATCGGCGCGTCAAGCAGCTTCTGGACGAAATCCAGTGCAGCCTGCTGGCGACCATCGGCGCGCTTGGCTGCAAAGTGGCGAGCGCCGCTAACGGCAAGGTGTGTGCAGGGATGATGTGCCACCATCAAATCCCAATCGCCCGAATATGCGAGCGGGAGAACATCGACCTGAATATGCCAGCGAGGGTCTGCATCCGTTGGTAGCAGGTCACAACTCCAAGCGTCGAATCCACGGGCACGGAAGGCATCGCGGACAGTGCCGGAATATTCGCAAGCGACAAGAACTCTCATGATTTTTTGTCCCATGAAGAGAGATATGATTCATAGTCTGCGATGCCTGCTGGCGAGTTGGCATAATCAACAATCGCCCTTGCTTCTACAGCGGCGGCTGTCAATTGTTCTTCCGTTTGCCAATTGAGCGTTGAATGAAAAATCACTTCCCGCATAGTGTCCTCGATTTCAGACAAAATAGCTTCATCAGATACGCCGGTCGCTGCGGTTATAAGTGAGTGATAAAAAGACATTTCATTTCCCCTTTGTTGGTGGGCAATTTGCCCTTTCGATGTAACTCTTATACGGTCCAATGGTCCTATAGTCAAAAACTATTTTCATTTATTTAGCAATCAATCCATCGCCGCGTCGAGGATCGTCAACGCCTTGTCAAAATGCCGCTTTATCCGCTCTTCGTCATGCCTGCCCGCACCTTCGCCGAATAAGGCGATTGCAGCGCCCTTGTAGCCCAGCCCCTTACAACATACCAAGACAAACTCTTTTGCGTTCTGTGAGCCGATACAGGCGTTCCATCGGCTCAATCTCTTGCGGGCTTCCATGAACTTGAACGGGTTATATTCCCCGCCATAGCGCGACTGGTCCAGACTGTCGCGTGTCGGGCTGCGCTCTTCGCACAATGTCCAGACATCGATATACTTCACGATGATCTTGCACTGGTCATCCGATAGCGAATTGCGGGCGCGCTGGGTTACGTGCCAATCCCTGAACCGACCAGCTTCCGTTCTGGATGCGCTTTCGTCATGGTGAACTGTCACCATGACGAAATCGCTTTTAGCCATGCGTTCGGGTGTTGGCATGACGGGAGGCTGTGCAGCAACTTGCCTTGGCTTTTTCTCCCGCTGGTTGCCCCTGCTTTGCTTTGCGCGCCTCGCTGCAGCGAATGTGGCGACCCGTTCTAGCTTCATGTTTCATCCCCGGTCTCTTGTGCTGCTTGGATCATGTCGCCCTTCCGGTGTTCGTTGCGCTCGATTGCTTGGGCTATCCCTTCTTGAGACCTGCCCACGTCGCCCATTTTTACCCCGTCAAGAAATGAACCTTGACTTGTCATTAGCGTAGCCAATCTCTCGCACTCTTTTATGTTTTCCCGTAACCACGCCACAATCGCATCGCGCTCTGCGTCTCGGGGGTCATTGGTCATTGGGGTGGCTCGTGGTGTTTTAGCATCTTCAATCGCCCCAGCAACTTTACTAAATCCAACTTCGCTCATATCCCTATCCCCTGCTCATAAGTTCGTGATCCCGCAAAAACCGAATGTCGTCCGGGGCCGTTTCGTCTGCTTTCACAGCTTTGGCCGAAGCCGCTATTCTGGCAGGATCTTCCCAAAAGCCGACCGCGATAATGTCGAAGTCGCTCCCCGTGTCAGTCCAGCGCATTTGGCAAGCGAGGCGAGGGCGGTCATCGATCAATCCGTTTCTATACTGCACTCGTAATTCCTTCTCGGTTCGGGGTTTTCTGAAATTATTGGGCTTCAACGTGGCGACCATGCCCCGCGCTCAGATTTTGCCTTATTGCGTAGTGCCGCCAATACCTCGGCGGTTTCAGCGTCGAGAAGCATCCGCTCGGCTTCCGTTAGTTGTGGCCGCTGCCATGTTTCGGCCTCCGGTGGCTTGCGGCGTGCTATTGCCCGTATCCTGTTGTGATAATCCTGCTCGGTCGTCGAAAGCCTGTTCCCCAACAACCCGACTGCCCGTTCCTTGATCTGGTGGATAGTCGGGAACCAGTCCAGTTCATCCAGGCACTTGCGCGCTGCCTGCTCAATTTCTTCCGTGGTCATGTCGCGAAGTTGGCGCTGGTATACGGCCAGCATCGTTTCCCCGCGCATCTCATCGGTCCGCTGCTTTGGCAGGGCTGCCGACAAAGCCAGAATCACGCCTGTAATCTTTTCTGGCTGGGCTGGCGTGAACGGCGGGCTGGCCATTGCGGCCAACGGTTCCAACCACTTACGCTCCGCTGTAGTCGGGTAGTGATCCCATGCCATCTCGTCGATTGCTTGCCGCTTCGAGCTGTCGAGCTGCTGCATCGAAAAGACCGTCGCCACTCCCTGATTTTCCGTTCTTTCCATTGTTTCCGCCATTTCCGTATCCCTTAAATTTGTCACTGTTCAAAACCCATGTTTTCCAAGCGTCCTGCCAGCTTGGAAACTTGTTCTGCCTAGTCCTGTGATGGGCGATGAAATGTTCAAGCTGGTGAGCAAGCTCGGCAGGCGTCCAGCGTTCGATTATCTTTCTGCTCTTCGCATCCTTCCCAAATTCAGCTGGCTGCCAATCTTCGGAAATCTCGCGCGCGGTATCTTTTTTATTGCTTGAAGGTTCCCTTGAAGGTTCCGTGTCCCGTTTTTGGGACTGTTTAACGTCAGAAACGGAACTGTTCCGTATTTGGGACTGTTCCGTATTTGGGACTGTTTCTGTTGTTGCTCTATACACCTTGATTTGCTTGGTTGTTCCGGCCCTCTGCTCAGTGTCAACAAGCAGCCCAGCATCTTCCAATTTCTGAATGTTTGCGATGATGGTCTTGCGGTTTTGCCCAGTAATTTCAGCAAGGTGCTTAATCGACGGAAATATATGGCCGGTCTTGTAATTGGCGCACTCGCACAGAGCTATCAGGGTGAACTTCACCGCAGATGGCTTAACGTCCTGCTTGAACGCCCATGCAAGAGCCTCGCTGCTCATACGCACATTTCCAGCGCGTCTACCATGTTGGCAAAACCCGGATCTTCTTTAATTCTCTTTGCAGCTCGGGGGAGAGAGGCCCGGACGGCCTTTTGCTCTATACCAAGAGCGTTGGCGATCATCCCAAGTTCATAGCCAAGATGAACGCTCATGACATAGGCGCAGGCCTGCCTTGCCAAAAGCTGCTGGCGCGCCCCCTTGTCAGTAGATTTGGGGCGGTAATTAACACCCTTCCTGCATCGGATAAGAGACGGCGGAATACCCAAAACATATGAAGCCCGCTCCATAAACAACGGGGACTTCGCTGGATCTATCGGACTAAAAAGCCGCCTGTTTTCGATTTTCTCTCTGAGGGACGGCTGAATGAAGCCGGTCATCGAATATAGTTGCGATTCAACACGCGGTTTTGTATTGTTCGTTAAATGCATTTACTCGCCCTTCCGTGGCTGTTTTTGCAAGGGTCAGGACAAACCTGTGGACGAAATTTTCATATCACGACCACCACAACGGAAGGTTTGCGAACCTCCCCGCGCCGGATCGTGAACTCGAAATGCTTGTCATCGATCTTGAGATATGAAGCGATTGCGTCGATTCCCGCTTTTGTTGCGGCGAGTAAATTGTCGAGATCGACATGGCGCTTGTCGTGTCGGTGAAAGGTCAACTCCACCATGACAGGTAGGTCAGGACACCAATCCACGCTTCCACTGGCCCCCAAGCAGGCTGTCAGGCAATCCTCCTTGTAATCCGCAGCGATAGTGCCATTACCGGCCCAATGCCTTGTGCGGGCCTTATTTGGCAATAATCCAGATGGCGGATAGGGCAGTTCGACCGTGAACCGCTCGCTAAGCTGCTTGGGCTTCCTGAGCGCCTTTTCCCATGAACCGGAAGGGGAATCTGTATCTATCATAGTTCCCTCGCAAGTTTCAGAAATTTATATGCGGTCCCTAGAGCCACGTTGTATTTGTCGGCAGCCTGTTCGAGCGGCATTGTCCTGACCGCTTGGCGTAGTCCG